GTCACATTGGACTTACACTTTGATCAAAGACAAAGTCATTCGTTTCTGCGAAGAGGAAGGTTTCCAATTCAAGGAAATATCAAATGAATTTCGATCTCAAAGATGTTCCCAATGTGGATGGGTTCGCAAAGCGAACAGAAAAGGTAAGACGTTTAAGTGTGATCAATGCAATTATGTAGATGATTCAGACTTAAATGCAGCTTCCAATCTCGAGCTTGATCTCTTATGCGAGATCCCCAGCTGGGTGCGATCAAGTAAATTAAACCGGAAAGGTTTTTATTGGAAACCTGATGGTTTATTCTACTTGGGTGGGGAGTCCATAGTCCCCCACACCCAAGAAAGCATAAAAAAATGATATGGAAGAAGAAAAATGCATTTCCGCATTTTTCCACATTATTTGCAACTATATTTATAGATAAAGGAATTTTAAAATGAAATTTATCTATAAAGGTAACTCACGAAAATCTGGTGTATATAAAATAATCAATGCCCAAAACGGAAGAATTTATATTGGGTCTGCGAAAAGATTTGGAGAACGAGGAATGGGGCATTTTCGTTCTTTAAAGAAAAATAAACATCCAAACAAATTTCTTCAATATGATTTTAATAAATGTGGTGAAGAAGTATTTGAATTCCATATTTTAGAAGTTGTGGGGGGAAAACAAAAAGAGCGCCTTCTTGTAGAACAAAAATATCTTGATCAATATTATGATGGGCAAAAAAATGTTATAATTTATTAAAAACAGCAGGTCGAGGCAAAGAAGGGAAATACCCAGATATTTTTCCTCATAATGCTGTCTATTTTTATCTTTTAGATCCATTTGGTAAAGCATATAAAGGCAAAAATTTAACCAAATTTGCTGAAAAACATAATCTTCGTAAAGAAAGCATAACTGCCGTTAATAATGGCACGAAGAAAAGTTTTAAAGGCTGGAGAAAATATTCAAAAGAACAAGAAGGCATTCCATATAATTCCAACTTTTCTCGCATAACCACTTCTTTCAAACTTTTGGATCCTTTTGGTAAAATTTTTAAAGGTGAAAATATATTTGCATTTGCAAAAGAACATAATCTTGATCATAATTGTATCCGAGCATTACTTCGCGATCACATCAAAAATCATAAAGGATGGCGAAAATATTCCAAAAAACTTATAGGTGTTCCATTTGTGAGAAGAGAACCTGGAACCGTTAAATATTTTAAACTTCTGGATCCAAATGGTAAATTTTTTGAAGGAGAAAATGTAACTGCTTTTGCGCGAGATAACGGTCTTAAAGAAAGAGGTTTGGCAGATGTGGCTTATGGAAATAAACCATCCTATAAGGGTTGGAGAAAATATTCAAAAGAATTTGAAGGCAAACCATATGATCCAAATGATTTTAATGGATCAAAACTTTTTAGACTTTTGTCACCATCTGGTGAGATTGTCGAGGGAAAGAATATATCTCAATTTGCTAAAAAATATAACCTCCATAACAAAATTCTTGAACGTGTGATCAATGGCAAACAAAAAATACATAGAGGCTGGAGGAAGGCACCTGATGTTTCTTAATAAACTATATATTTATATGAGAAATTAATAGTTCCACCGAAAATACTTATTTTAAACAATTGTAAGGAAAAAACAAATGGCAATCAATTTTAAATCAGCAGGTGTTTCAGCAAGAGTTCTTAACCTAACCGGTCCAACTGCAATCCAACCAGCAGGAATTCCAGCAGGTGTAATTGGAACTTCTCAAAAAGGTCCAGCATTTGTCCCTGTTACAGTTCCAACTGCACAAGATTTTATTGTGGATTTTGGAGAAGCAACAGATGATATGGCCAATGGGCCATTGGCCTCAATAGAATGGCTACGAAATGCACAGTCGGTAACCTTTTTAAGGGTTTTGGGTGCAGGTTCTGGCGAACAAAGAACTACTTCCAACCCCAATGGTGGTCGAGTTGTTAACGCGGGTTTCGTTGTTGGTAGTCAATTACCTCAACGACCAGGCGGTGGTTTAGGAAATAACTCGTATGCTAATACTGGTGGCGATGAAGGAAGACTTTTCTTTCTTGGTTGCTTCATGAAGGAATACGGATCTTCAACAATTTTTCAAGATGCTGGAAAGCCCTCAGAGGGTGTTCCAATAGTCCGTGGTATTTTGATGGCAGCATCTGGGGTTTATCCGACTCTTTCTTGTAGTCGTATAGCTGATAATGTGGCTTCCTCAACAGGCACTTCGGCATTAGCAAGTGGGTCACTCACAGGCTCTCTTAATATATCCGAAGGAAGACAGGAATTTGTTATTTTGTTGAATGGTCATAATAATGATGATTTGACATATCCGAGTGTCGTCACTGCTTCTTTTGATCCCACTGCACCAAACTATCTTACAAATGTTCTTAATACCAATCCATATAAAATTGAAGAAGCTGGATATTACATCTATGCAGACTATAAAATCCAACCAGCTTTTGCAGTTCCAACTGGTTCGGGAGTCGTTAAAGACATATATGGTGCAGGTGCAGTAAGTGGAAGCAATGAAACAGAAGATATTGCCTTCTTGCTTACTTCTGCATTAACCAGAAATTCTGGTTCTACAACAGTTCCAAGTTATGAAAACTTTGAGGATCGATACAGAACAGCCGTTTCTCCTTGGATTATTTCTCAACCGTTTGGTGGAACAGAAGAAAATCTTTTCAGAATATCTGCTTTGGATGATGGTGATTATTCAAATAGCAAACTTAAGTTTTCGGTTGAATCAATTACCCCAGGAACTGATGCGGAACCCTATGGTAGTTTTGATTTAATTGCCAGAAGCTTTGATGATAACGACAAAGAAATGGCCGTTTTGGAATCATTCCGAGGAATCAATTTGAATCCAGATTCTCCCAATTATATCGCAAGAATTATTGGAGACTATAAAACCTTCTTTAATTTTGATGCAGCAGTTGGATCTCAAAAATTAATAACAGAAGGAACCTTCCCCAATAAATCAAGATATTTTCGAGTTGAAATGGCAGATAAGGTTACCAATGGAGAGATGGATTCATCTGCTCTTCCAGTTGGTTTCCGTGGTGCCCCTCACCTTGTAACATCTGGTAGTGATCCAATGCCTTCTCACTCAGATAGTGTTTATCTGACTCAATCTAATCCGTTCTATAACACAATTCAAATACCAGTGCCATTCCGTGAAACAATTACACGAGGCACAGACCCAAGTAAAACTGTTGATAAAGCACTTTATTGGGGCGTACAATTTGAAGAAAAAACTATTGTGGCAGAACCAAATAGTAGCACCACACCAGATGCTACCCTTTTATCTTTCACAAAATATTTTCCAAATTTCCAAACCACTTGGATGGATTTTATTGTAGATAATAATCAAGGGACACTTGATACGACAGAAAATGGTATTTTGGACGCAGATAGATTCAATAATAATAAGTTCTCATTGAGAAATTTGCGTATTACTCAAAATACATCAACAGGCTTGGCAGATACAACCAAACTCAGTGAATGGAAATACATAAGAGGTGGCAATATTACTGAATCTGGTATTTCGCGTTCATTGGAAATCAGCGACCTGAGCGATTCTACAGTGCGAAATGTTGCTAAGTTTTCGTTCTTCTTGCAAGGTGGCTACAATGGTGTCAATATCTTTGACAGACCGATGACCAATATTACCAACGAAGCTGTTACCGAAGAAATGAACTACACAAGTCGCGGAGTTACAAATGGCCCTTCAGTATCAGCATATAATAAGGCACTTGATATTTTTGCTGACACAACCGAGGTAGATATTCAACTTATGGCTATCCCAGGAATTCGTCACTCTATTATTACCGATCGAGCTTTGATCATAAATGAAGAGAGATTTGATTCGTTGTATATTATGGATGTCGAAGAATATGATGTAAATAATACTCTGGTCACATCCAGTGGTCAAACCACAAGTGTTCGATATACTGCGAATCAATTTGCAACAAGAGGGATTAACAACTCTTTTGGTGCATCATATTTTCCAAATGTAACTTTGAGGGATAGTTTCACAGGAAAAACCCTGACTGTTCCACCGTCAGTAGCAATTCTTGGTGCTTTTTCTAAGAATGATGCAGTTGGACACCCTTGGTTTGCTCCTGCTGGTTTCACACGAGGTGTTCTTGATACAACAGAGGATTCTGCTTTGAGATTGTCAAGAAACAATATGGATACTCTCCAAGAAAATAATATCAACCCGATTGTTTCATTTGCTGGAAGCCAGGGATTGATTGTTTGGGGACAAAAGACGTTATTGGCGACAGAGAGTTCTCTTGATCGCGTAAATGTTCGTCGCCTTTTGATTGATGTGCGACGAAAAGTGCGCGCTATTGCCAACAGAATGTTATTTGAACCAGGTCGTGAAGAGACTCTTGCAAGATTTTCTCAGTTGGTCAATCCAGTTCTTAAGAAAATCCAAGATCAAAAGGGTGTTGATAGATTCTTGGTGAAAATTGATACAACAACTACAACTCAGGCAGATATTGAAAATAGAACCATTCGTGGAAAGATTTTCTTGACTCCTACGCGCACATTGGAATTTTTAAGCCTCGATTTTGTAGTTACCAATAATGGTGGCTAATCCAATCTATCAAACATATCTTAGAAACTATATCCCCAAAATTTTTGGGGATTGGTGTCTTAAAATGAATTTGTAATTTTTTTGGCTCTAAAATAAAAAGTAACTGACATTATTTTCGTATTAAATCTTTTCCCACAAAAATATGATTTTTTGTTTTGCTCTTTTCTATTTATATTCATATTTTTGCATTATAGAAGAGGCAATCCATGAAACTAACCAAAAAGCAACTTAAATCAATGATCAGGGAAACAATTAGAGAAGAAATGGGGGAAACAACAGATTTACAAGAAGCTTCTTATCATCTTTCCCATTATGCTCAAAATTTCAATAAATATATTCAAAAAGATTGGGGCCAAAAAGATTTATCTTCTTTGACACCAACAGAAAAAAAACAGTTCCATGCTGATGTGCGGTTTTATGGTGCACGTATTTTAGACAATTTGGCCCAAATATGCTTGATATTTGGTACTACTTCTGGTGAAGAAAAATATGCACAGATAGCAAAAGAATTGGAATCTCTTGGGGATAAATTATATTAAAAAATGGATATAAAAATGAAACAAAAAAGATTAACTGAAAAGCAATTAAGAAAATATATTCGGCAACAAATAAAAGAAAATTTGGCCAAAAAGATTAATGAGGTGACTTTTCAAAAAGGACAGAAGGTCATTACACCAAGGGGCTCTGGTACTGTAGCTTATCAACGTATGGGAGGACCAAATTTTTCAGATGCGGTAGCTGTTTCTGTAGTTCTTGATGATAAAAGATATAAGCCAGGTTATTCAGGAACAATGTTTAATGCAACAGATGTGCAGCCAGCCGAATTAGAAGAAAATTTGGCCAATTTCGGGGACAAGAAAGCGGCTCCATTTGGAAAAGAAGATGAACCCAAAGAGGATAAAGAAGAAACCAAAAAGGAATGTACGGGCGAATGTACGGGCGATAGAAAACTTGGTGTTCCATCAAAAACAATGGAATCATGTGGAAGGCCCCATAAAGAATGCGCATGTGACGAATGTGCAATGAAACTTAAAAAAGAATCTGAAGTGCATCGTGGTGGAAAAATTAGAAAAGTAAAGAATTTGGGTTGGTTGCTTAAAAATTGGCAAGAAGTTGATCATTTTGATGTCGAAGAAGGAAAAGGATTTCCAGTAAGTGATGCTATAATGACTGCCCATCTAAGAGATGGTGGAAAATATATCACAGATTGGGCTTCTCGGGAAGTCATGGCCAACTGGTTAAATCGTCCCGTTTTTCGTGGTTTGACTGTGAATTGGTTTGGAGAACCTCTTACAATTGATAAAGAATTTGCGAGAGCAAAAAGCCAAGTTGGTAAATGGGGAAATACATCTGATGAGGTAAAGGAATCATGTGGAAAGCCTCATAAGGAATCCGCTTTAAATGAAGGTGTTGATGATCGATTTGACCTATTAGAAAATTTTCGAGAAGCAACCGGAATGTCTGACTATGATATTCTTGATGCCATTGTTCACCAAATGGATAATGATGAAGCCCGTCAGGCATTTGAATATATTAATCGAATGCATGAATTGAGTTCAACATTAAGAACTGATCTTGAAACAATAGATCGTTTTGAAATATTTGAAAGAACTCTTGAGGAAATGGGTGAAGACGCTTCAGAACTTCTTGATGAACTGGTTCGTCAAATGAGCGATCAAGATGCAAGAGAGGCTTTTAATTTTTTAAATAGAATGCATGAAGTTCCCGTAGAAGAAGCCTATGAAGACAAACCCATTGGAAAGCGTTTGCAAGCAATGCCGAACCCGCTTGCAGTAACTACTAAGCCACCAGGAAAACAATTTCAAGCAATGCCAGCGGTTAGTCCAAAAGCTCCTCCCAAAAATCCAGCAGGAAGCAAATTCCAAACCAATATACCAAAACCAAGAATTTTTGGGAAACAGACTATGAAAATTGGTGAAGCAAAAAAGCCCAAAAATTTTCAAATAGGAGATATTGTCCGTTATACTGGAGATTTTTTGAGGAACACGGGTCAATATACTGGAACACCTAAAAATGGAAAGGTTGTTGATTTGGTGAAAATGGGTTCAAGAATGTTTCCAAGGGTTGAATGGTCTGATCCTGATTGGGGAATAACGACAGTTGCTCCCATGAATTTGGAATATGATCCTCGTTTTCGTTCTAACCGAAAAGGATTCGAAGAAGCCGGAAATGCAAAAGAAACAGAACATTCTGGCGCAAAAAAAGGTAATGGCGCTTATTGGGGTCGCAAAAAAGATGCCAAAAGAGAATCCAATAAGGTTCGCCGACAAAAAGACAAAAAAGAATGCGAAAAATTGGGGGAGGGAAAGAAAAATTTTGCGGCTGCCAAAAATGATATTTTATCCAAACTGAGTGAAAATGGTTGGACACTATCACCATTAAACCTTAAAATTGTTTATGCCACTTCACCAGATGGTACTCTTCGTTTATGGTTTAAAACACAGGCTGTATATTTTACCAAACTTGGCCTTGATAATAAATCTCATAAATTCAAAGATGGCCGAACCATATCATACGAATTAGATATTCGCAAAGTTGATCCGGATAAATTTGTAAAATGGATCCAAGATTTAGATGAAAAAGGAAAATTCGAACCATTATATTAATATTTGCGAGAAAAGATTCATATGAACTTTTCTGGGGATAACAAAAAAATGAAAACCAAAAAAATCACAAAAGAACAATTAACCAAAATGATTCGTGAAATGGTTCGTGAAGCCATTCAAAAAACTGTCAAGAAACCAATCAAAAAGAGTGCGGTCAAGAAAACCAAAAAAATGGTTAAAGAAACCGTTATTAAAGAATTTGCAGATAATAGCAATGTTGAATTCCTTCTTGATGGCAATCGTGGAATATATCTTCCTCAAGACTTTGCTCAAAATTTTAATCTAAGTGATTGGAATATCAACGATCCGGAATTGGAAGAGACTCTTTTGGCTGGTCCCGAAGAAGAGAATTATTGGGAAGCCTGGGATGAAGTCCTTGATAATGCTTATATGGAAGACGATGCAGGGATGACATGGCGTCTTTTCCAACAACAAGACCTTTTTATGTATAATGATAATGCTGACTTGGATGAACTTCAGTATTAAAAAACCCCAACAAAAGGCAAGAGAATGAAAACCAAAAAAATCACAAAAGAGCATCTGATTAAGATGATCAAAGAAATGGTTCGAACCGAAATGAAGAATCTTGTTAAAGAAGATGTGCAAGATAAAATGGATTTATCGGATCAAGAACTTGCTGCTCTTCATAGTTTCATTATGTACAAAGCATTTGCGAGAAAAGAAAATCTTGCAGAAATTGGTGTTGAATACTCTTTAAATGATCCAACTGTCGCCGCTTTAATTGAAAAGGGTTTCTTAAAATTAAGAGGAAAAGCTCTTGTGCCAAACCGAGAAATGATTAGAAAAGAATTGGCGAAACATGAACCTCCTAAATCTTATCCTCGCCTTGAGAATGCTTTTCTTGTGTTTAAAAGACCCGAACAGCCACTATATCCGTTTGGAGAAGAAGTGGGAGATACAAAAGTGTGGCCCAAAGATATAAAGTTATTGGATACCCGTTGGGCTGGAGCCAGGAAAGAACTACGATTGTTTGCCGATTTTGAGGCACAAAACAAAGTATTTCATATTTCCACACCACTTTTGGACTCAACTGTTGATGAAAAAAAGTGGATATTTTCAATGAGATTTGAGTTATCTCAATTATTAAGGAAGGGCCGATCATCTCGTTTATTGGATCCAACCACTGGCAAACCAGCTACTCCTGAAATGACAGACCTAAGAATTGTATAAAATATTTTAGAAATTTTGCGGCTCTGAACTTAAAATAAAGAATATGAAAAAACAAAAAAAGAACTATTTGAATGATTCAATAAGCATTCAAGGTTCTAACGATATTGAAATCCCCCAAGAGATCAAAAACTATTTCAAGGGAGATGGGATGTCAAAAAAATTCTATGAAGAGTTTTATGAAATCCACAAAGGAATCAATATTGTTCCAGACAAAGAACTCATTGAATCAATAAAGAAATCATTAAAAGAAATATAATGAATCCACCGATGAAAACAAAAAAGAAGAAGATAAAAAAAGGTTCTTCTCTCACCAAATTATATTTGACTCCAAAACTTGAAAAGCTGTCAAAAGCCAAGTCCCAAGAAGAACAAATCAAAATGATCTATAATTGGACACAATCGGGGAAACTTGAGTTTAAAGAATTCGTGGAACTTATTTTGGGGGTGCTATCTGATGCATAAGAAAAATATCTGGATTTTATGAAGATATTCATAGAAGAATATATTTATAGCATATAGTAAACAAAGAAAAGGATATGTATCATGGCCGAAACCTTAGACACAACTGCCCTCCTCCCAACCAAGTGGGAACCATTGGCAAAGCGAAGATTCGTATTTGCAATTGAAGGAATAGATGCTTTTATTATTAAAACGGCGGCTCGACCATCGGTTACAACTGCCGAAGTTATGATTCCATGGATCAATAGCACGAGATATGTTGCAGGCAAAACCACTTTTGGAACTCTGAGTGTTACTCTTCATGATCCAATAGCTCCATCTGGTGCACAACAGGTTATGGAATGGATGCGACTATGTTTTGAGTCCGTTTCGGGTCGTTCGGGTTATGCTGATTTCTACAAGCGAGATATTCAAATCAAAATGCTTGATCCAGTTGGAACAGTAGTTCAGTTATGGGATCTAAAAGGTGCGTTTATTACAGAATCAAATTTTGGTGATCTCAGTTACGAATCAGATACAGATATGGCAGAAATATCACTAACGATTCGTGTAGATAACATGTGCCTTCAATATTGAACACTTGTTCAGTATCTTTTTTTCTTGACAACTGAAAAACTTAATGTTACCCTCCTACAAGATAATTTTCTGTAGGAGGTTTTTTAATGCCTAAATGTCCAATTTGTAACAGAGAATTTGAAAAAATTATTTCTCTCTCACTCCATTATCGAAAAATACACAAACGACAAGCCAAACAGCTTTATATTGAATTGCACTGTAATGGCATCGAACCAACTTGTGGTTGTGGGTGTGGAGAATCTGTCAAATATCTTGGTGTAATGAAGGATTTTCGAAAATATGCGCGAGGTCATTCTATTCGGATTCACAATAATTGGGGCCACAATAAAAAAGCTCAAGAAAAATCATTAAAAACTCGAAGAAAAATGATTGAAGAGGGAACTTGGAAGCCATTTTTTCTCAAAGAAACAGGGGAACATTGGGGAAAAGGGTTAACAAAAGAAACGGATGAACGAGTTGCTAAGATGGCACAAACCATTATTGAAAACCCAGAAGAGATTGAGAAACGACAAGAAAGGATGCGGAGAAATAGACTTGACGGCACAATTCCAACTCTTTATGGAAAAGACCACTCCCAATGGAAAGGTGGAATATCTTCTCTGAACCAAGTGTGTCGATCAAATAAAAAATTGTTTGAAAATTGGATATACCCAAAACTGGTCAATTCTGGATTCAAGTGTCAAAAATGTGGTTATGATCGCAAATTGGAAGTTCATCACGACGAAGAAAAATTTTCGGAGATATTAAGAAAGATAGCAAAAAAACACAACTGGAATTTTTTGGTAACAGAGCAATTGGAAATTGATAATCCAGAAATCAAAAAATTGAAAGATTTGATTTCAGATGAAATAGTCAAATATCATATCAAAAATAATGTTTCTGGGATTGTTCTATGCCAAAAATGCCATGGTAAAATCCACCCCAATCTAAATTTTTAACATTCCCCTCTCTCCCCTCTAAATGCCTCTCTAACCCCCTTTATTTTTGAACGCATCAGACATCCAAAATTCATTTCAACAATATCACAAAGCCATCTGAGCCCATTTTCTGGCTCTCTTATGGATTCTCGGAAAAATCCCTAACAAGCCCAACAAAAATCACCATCAATTCATCTGTCCGTTCCAATAATGTGTTCTCCCATAGGTGCCTAAAAATATCAAATTGTTTTTTTGTCAAATCCCAACCGAGAACATAATAGCTTTCATCACCATCATCCCATTCAACTGCCGCTCCATCAAGTCGATGCATTACTCCATTTTGCCACCATTCTTTTGTTCCAGTAGTTTTTATAACGGCGGGTCCATCGGTTCTATGACAAAGTCCATTTTGGCACCATTCTTTTGTTCCCCAATAGAATTCTATAGCAGGTCCATTGTCTCTGTGTGGGATTCCATTTTTGAGCCATTTTTTGGTGCCAACAGAAAACTCAACGATCCCCGTAAAATTATCTGGGATTTCGCTCCGACTAATAACTCTTATTATTTTCATTTTTTTCTTAATTTTCTTATGTTCAGGGCCGCAAAAAAGTTAACTTTTTCTTGCAAATATTTTCAATTTAATCCCTCATAAGATATACAATGTGGTCAATTATCTCAACCGCGCCAACTTTTTCGGCATTATTAATGGCAACAATTGCTTCGGTTAGTGTGGCGCCAAATCTATCGCAGATTCCTGCAATTAATTCAAATATATTGACAGCATATTT